AAGCAGCAGGGTCCGGCGCAGATCGGGACGCTCGTGATCGACACAATCGACTGGGCGGAAATGCTCTGCAATGAGGCGGTATGCGCTCAGCACAACAAGAAGGGCATCGAGGATTTCGGATACGGCAAAGGATACGTCTTCGCCGCGGAAGAGTTCGGTCGTTTTCTGAATATGCTCTCCGATGTCATCGAGACCGGCATCCACGTCGTGCTGACAGCTCATTCTCAGATCGTCAAGTTCGAGCAGCCGGACGAAATGGGTGCATACGACCGGTATCAGCTGAAACTAGGTGCCAAAACCGGATCCAGAACAGCAGCGCTGGTAAAGGAATGGGCGGACATCGTGCTGTTCCTGAATTACAAGACATTTTCCGTGGCTACAGACGAAAGCGGGAAGAAGCATAAGGCACAGGGAGGCGCCCGCGTCATGTATACGACCCACCACCCGGCATGGGACGCAAAAAACCGGCATGGTCTTCCGGATGAGCTGCCGCTCGATTATGCGCATATTGCACATATTTTTTCGAGTTCACCAGCATCCGCGGCACCAGCACAGTTTTCACCACAGGGGCAAACCGTTCCTGCGTCCAATGCCACGCCGATGCAGTCTGTAACTGAGCCTGCTCCAGCACCTACGCCGGCACAATCTGCCGCGACGCCTGCAGCTGATCCGTTCGAAATCAATCCGGACATCCCGGCGTCACTGCGTGATCTCATGATCCGGCACCAGGTGACGGAGTGGGAAATCCAGCACGTTGTGGCAAAACGCGGTTATTACCCGGCGGACACGCCAATCATCAACTACGATCCCGGATTCATCGAAGGCGTGCTCGTCGCTGCATGGCCAAAAGTATTCGCAATGATCGAAGAAATGCGCAAAGAAGTACCTTTCAATTAATCCGAACAGGAGTGATGATACATGCAACAAATTGAGCGCGAACTGAACTGGGACGACGAAATCGTACGGGATGGTGATGCAGGATATGTCCTGCTCACTCCCGGCGATTACAATTTCACGGTCACGAAATTTGAGCGCGCAAGATTCAACGGAAGCGCAAACCTGCCGCCTTGCAATCAGGCAAAGCTTGAAATCACGATCCATTCCCCCGAACACGGAGATGTAATCGTCTTTCACAATCTGTTCCTGCACACAAAGACGGAGGGACTTTTGTCCGCGTTCTTCACGGCAATCGGCCAGAAGAAAAAGGGCGAACCACTGCGCATGAATTGGAATACAGTTGTCGGATCGAAAGGCCGCTGCAAGATCGGTCATTACAAATACACAAAGGATGGCCGTGAACTGGTGAACAACCAGATCGAACGGTTTTATCCGTACGAGGAATATTTGAAACATGCTGGCCAACAAAATTCGCAGCATCAGCAGCCATTTCCGGGTCCTGGCGTGAACTATACCAGCGGTCATTTCTAAGGTGATGACATGGAACTGAGGCCATATCAACAAGAAGCGCGGGAAGCAATTCAGCGTGAATGGGCAAACGGCATCAAACGAACGTTGTTGGTACTTCCCACTGGCTGCGGCAAAACGATTGTGTTTTCGAAAGTGATCGAAGATCGCGTGCGGATGGGCGAGCGCGGCCTCGTCCTCGCCCACCGCGGCGAGCTGCTTGATCAGGCCGCTGACAAGCTGGAAAAAGCTACTGGCCTGAAATGCGCCGTTGAAAAAGCGGAGCAAACCGCAATCGGAAGCTGGTATCGGGTCGTCGTGGGAAGCGTTCAGACGCTGATGCGCGAAAAACGGCTTAACCAATTTCCGCGCAATTATTTCGATTTTGTGATCATCGATGAGGCGCATCATTGCCTGGCAGACAGTTATCAGCGCGTGCTGCAGTATTTTGACGGTGCAAATGTGTTGGGCGTAACGGCTACGCCTGATCGCGGAGACATGCGCAATCTCGGCGCCTATTTTGAATCGCTGGCCTACGAATATACACTTCCACGGGCGATAAAAGAGGGATACCTCAGCCCCATCAAGGCACTTACCATCCCGCTGAAACTTGACTTGTCTGCTGTTCGGGTACAGTCTGGGGATTTTGCGGCCGGCGATATTGGAACGGCGCTGGATCCGTATCTGGAACAGATCGCCGCCGAAATGTGGAAAGTGGCAAGAGATCGAAAGATTGTTGTTTTCTTGCCGTTGGTCAAAACAAGTCAAAAGTTCGCGCGAATCCTTAATTCAGTCGGGTTCCGCGCCGCGGAAGTGAACGGCGAATTACAAGACCGGGCGGAAATCCTGGCTGATTTCGAAGCAGGAAAATATAACGTGCTCTGCAATTCGATGCTGCTCACTGAGGGTTGGGACTGCCCAAGCGTGGATTGTGTAGTCGTTTTGCGACCGACGAAGGTACGCAGTTTATACAGCCAAATGGTCGGCCGCGGCACAAGGCTCTATCCTGGGAAAACGGAACTGCTGCTGCTGGACTTCCTCTGGCACACAGAGCGCCATGAGCTCTGCCACCCGGCGCACCTCATTGCCGAGAACGAAGAAGTGGCCAAAGCCATGACCAAACGAATCGAAGAAGCAGGCGCGCCGGTGGATTTAGAGACGGTTGAGCGGCAGGCGTCCGCAGACATTATTGCGCAACGTGAAGAAGCGCTGGCAAAACAGCTTGCTGAAATGCGCAAACGGAAGCGTGCGCTGGTAGACCCGCTGCAGTTTGAAATGTCTATCCAGGCTGAGGATCTGGCAAACTATGTGCCGGCATTCGGCTGGGAAATGGCGCCGCCGAGCAAAAAGCAGCTGCAGGCCCTCGAGAAATACGGTATTTATCCGGATGAAATCGAGAACGCAGGAAAGGCCGCGAAACTGCTGGATCGTCTCGAAAAACGCCGGCGGGAAGGGCTAACCACGCCTAAACAGATTCGACTGCTGGAACGGTATGGATTTCAGCACGTCGGTACTTGGTCGTTTGATGCAGCCAGGAAACTGATCGATCGCATTGCAGCTAACGGGTGGCGTGTGCCGAACAATATCAACCCAAAAGAGTACCGCCCGGAGGTGACGGCATTTGCCGGAAACGAAGCTGAATTTGGTTTCATTGCTGGAGTACATTGATCCGGCTGATTTAACATACCAGGAATGGATCAACGTCGGCATGGCCCTCAAACATGAGGGCTATACCGCAGCTGATTGGGACGCATGGAGCCGTCGCGATCCGGCGCGCTATCATCCCGGGGAGTGCTTTAAGAAATGGGAGACGTTCGACGGCGCTCCTAATCCGGTCACTGGTGCCACAATTACGCAAATGGCCAAGGAACGCGGATGGCTGCCGCGCGGCAGCCGTGAGGATCGGGAGCTAGGCTGGGATGATGAGATTTCCGGCGACTATGTTATCGTCGATCGCAATTGGATCGAAGGACGTGAAATCCGGGAGCCATCCGATGCTGAATGGAATCCAGTCCAGCAACTGATCATCTACCTGCAGACACTTTTTGAAGCCAATGAACACGTTGGGTATGTGACTGAATCGTGGAAAGGCGAAGACGGGAAATGGTTACCGACCAAAGGAGCATATGATCGTACGGCCGGCGAGCTGATCCAGGCGCTCAGCCAGTGTGGCGGAGACATCGGGGCGGTTTTGGGTGACTACAATCCGGAAGCCGGAGCATGGATTCGGTTCAACCCACTGGACGGCCGCGGTGTCAAGAACGAAAACGTCACTGATTTTCGGTATGCGCTGGTCGAATCCGACGACATGGACATCGAGAAACAGCACGCTATCATGCGCGAGCTGGAGCTGCCAATCGCCGTTCTCGTCTACAGCGGCGGGAAAAGTCTCCACGCCATCGTCCGGATCGAGGCGGCCAACTATGAAGAGTACCGGAAACGTGTTGACTATCTTTACAACGTCTGCAAGAAAAATGGCCTGACCATTGACAGCCAGAACCGCAACCCGTCCCGGCTGTCCCGCATGCCAGGCGTCATGCGGAACGGGAAAAAGCAATTCATCGTTGATGTAAACATCGGGAAACCATCCTGGGCGGAATGGTACGAGTGGATTGAGGGAGTTAATGACGACCTTCCGAACCCTGAGAACTTGACGGAGACGTGGGACAATTTGCCTCCACTTGCTCCGGCACTGATCGAAGGAGTGTTGCGGCAAGGACACAAAATGCTGGTTGCCGGGCCGTCTAAAGCCGGAAAGTCATTCGCCCTGATTGAGCTCTGCATCGCAATCGCAGAAGGGGCAAAATGGCTCGGATGGCAATGTGCCAAAGGGAAAGTGCTTTATGTCAACCTGGAGCTTGACCGCGCCAGCTGCTTGCATCGGTTCCGCGACGTGTACCGGGCGCTCGGACTTCCGCCGCGAAACGTTGACAAGATCGACATCTGGAATCTCCGCGGGAAGACCGTACCGATGGACAAGCTGGCGCCGAAACTGATCAGGCGGGCAGCCAAAAAGGGATACATCGCTATCATTATTGACCCAATCTACAAAGTGCTTACCGGCGACGAAAACAGCGCAGAACAGATGGCCCACTTTACGAATCAGTTTGACAAAATTGCCACGGAACTCGGCGCCAGCGTGATCTACTGTCATCACCACAGCAAGGGCGCCCAGGGAGGCAAAAAGTCAATGGACCGGGCCAGCGGCAGCGGCGTATTCGCCCGGGATCCGGACGCGCTGCTAGACTTTGTGGAGCTCGAAATTACCGATGCGCTGCTCAAACAGGAAGAAAACAAAGCGATCTGCGAGGTTTACAAGGAACTCATTGCCTTATACAATCCGGCCTATTACGAAGAACATGTGTCTCTGGACGACGAATTGAGCGCCAGGGCGATGGAAGAACATGCAGAGAGGGCAATACCCAGCTTGATGAACGAAGCCCGTGAGAAAGTCAAGCAGGCCGTCCAGAGCGTGAGAAAGCGTACGGCATGGCGGGTGGAAGGCACGCTGCGGGAATACGCCAAATTTGACCCAGTGAACATATGGTTTTCGTACCCGATCCACCGCGTCGATGACGTGGGTAGCCTGAAAGACTTGCATCCGGAAGGAGAATTGCCGGCATGGCAAAAGGCGGCCGGTAAGAGACGGGAATCGGCCGAAAGAGAGCGCAGAAGCAAGGAAGAACAGTTCGAAGACGCAGTTCGGAATTGCAATTTCGGCGAACCTCCGACCGTGAAAGACGTCGTGGAATGGTTCGCGAAGTCCGGTAAAGATGTTTCGGAAAGGACTGTGAGGGACTGGATTAAGCGTTACGGTTACGTTTTACGTGATGGCGTAATCGTTAAAAACGATGGCGGCGACCATGATTAATGCCGCCGCCGCCAAAAGATGACGATTGCGAGAATCATGGTTATTTCCGCCGCCGCCATTGTGTGAATATTGCGAAAACCATGGTATCCGCCACCGCCGCCATAAGGCAAAAACGGCGGGAATCATGGTGCTCGCCGCCGCTGCGTAAAGTCGCCGCTACCATATATACTACGCGCGCGCGCAGTACAGTAAGACAGTAAAGTACAGTAAGACAATAGTCAGAGAGAAGGGTTGCCGCCGTAAGAAAGGCGGCGGCAACCCCCTTCTCTGACACACTGACTTCCGCGCGGGAAAGGGAGAAGCTATGGCAAAGCACAGCGAAAAATACTGGGAAGCTGAAAAGCCAGAAACGATTCATTTCGGCAAGTGCTTTATGCGCTGCTACGACAAAGCCGGGAAATTGCAATTCGGCATCAAATCTAGAGATAAAAAAACGGGCGAAGACGTGTACCTCGTAAAGTTTGTGATTGACCGCAAGGAGCTGTTCTCCAGCGACGAAGCGCCGAGCTACCTCCGGCAGCTGATCACAGATTGGGAAGAGATGATCGAGAATGAGCGGGACGACTGAATTCTTCATCCCGTTGCGCCGGCCGCCGACGATCACACATCAGCAAAAAGATGTCCGCTGCGTCGGCGGGAAACCAGTGTTTTACGAGCCGGTGGAGCTTAAAGCGGCGCGGGCGTTGCTGATGGTCCATCTCGGGCAGCACACGCCGGCGAAACCGTACTGCGGCCCGATCCGGTTGATTGTAAAGTGGTGCTTCCCGCTCGTGAAGGGGCGCCGGAACGGCCAATACAAGCACACCAAGCCCGACACGGACAACCTGCAGAAGCTGCTCAAGGATTGCATGACGGACTGCGGGTTCTGGAAAGACGACGCGCAGGTGGCGTCCGAGATCGTGGAAAAGTTTTGGGCGGAGCGGACCGGCATCTACATCCGGATTGAGGAGCTGTAGCAGATGGATTACCGTGCGTTTTTTGCTGATGTGCTCGAATGGATCGGACAAGCCAACCACGCAGCGGCCAGGCACGGAATGGACAAGCCGGAATTTTGGCAGTGGGTGGCCGATTCCTCAAGCGCAATATGCCGGAAATACCAAGATCATCGGCTGGTCATCAAGCTGATGATGGCGCTGATTGAGTGGCTGGAGGAAGTTTATGAGCAAAGGATGGTGCCGCAGAAATGAAGCCTGTGAAGGGAAAGTCCAAAAAGCAACGCCGCTTTGAGCGCCGGCTGGCGGCGCGGCGGGAGCGCGAGTGGCACCACATCGTTGGCAAGATTGTGACGCGTGATATGCGGGAACGGGTGAGGTGATCAGCCATGGACGACCGCCAGAAGCGCCGTGTGTTTCAGTGGGTTAAGTCCCTCAGTGTTGAAAAGTTCTGGGAATGGCAAAATTGGTTGCACTCTCAGGCTTACGGGAAAGCCGTCCAGCACTACACCGAGGCGGCGGAGATTGAATTGCCGCCACGGCTGCAGAAGCGTCTGCATGAAAGAGCGCGGCGCATCTGCGAGGAGTGGGACGGAATTGTAACGGTGACGCTGGATGATACGACGGGCCGGGAGTTTGATCAGATCATGGGGAGGTTGAGAGGGGAATGAGCAAAGTCTGCAAAAAGCATCAGGAAAACCCTGTGACGATTTATAGCAAATGCATCGGATGCGAGCTCGAAAATTTGCATCGTCGCATCCGGGAGCAAGAAGAACTGCTGAAATGGTTCCGGGAGCGCACCGGCGGCTGGCACCACATCGAAACCGCGCCGAGGGATGGAACATTTTATCTCGCCAGCGACGGAAAACGCATATGGGTCGAAAATTGGCCGAATGGCTGCGCTCGTGGTGAATGGCACATGATAGGAGGAGAATGGCGAGGCGCCGGTCACGAGTCGATAAAGAGGGCAACGCATTGGATGCAATTGCCGGAGCCGCCGAAGGGGTGATGGGGGATGTCAATAAAGCGCAAACCACACCGCCAAATCAGGACAAGCAAGCGCGTGAGCAGTGAGACGGGGCGTGGCGATCGCCGCGAAGATCAAGGAGGCGATACCGAAACGGTACGAGACGACGAAAAACACGATCACTGCAATCCTGCGCACGTTGCCGCCGGATCAGCGGCTGAAGTTGTTGGTGGAGATCGCGAGGGAGGTGTTGAAGGGTGACCAGGACGGAAGCGATTAATATCGCAGTTGCATGTGTGATGGGGAGTCATTTGGGCCTGCAGACAAAGCGCGAAGTAATCGATACGCTTCGGCGGCTTGAACAGGAAGATCCGGTGTATCAGGCGATCCGTGATTTTACACCGACGGCTGATCAGCAGCTGGGATACGATGCGCTTGTGGCGTGGCTGGAGTCGACGACGCCGTTTAGGCTGGATCTTGACGAGGAGGCTGACACATGAACTATGAAGCTCGCGCATGGATCGAGGACGGCCGCATCCGATGCCTGTCGCAGATGTGCGAGCTGGGCCCGTGTCCGAGGATCGGGATGTGTCAGGTGGTGCGGGTGACGGTGGCGCCGGCGGTGGAGGAAGCGCAGGTGTACGGGAAGGATTGCCGATCGGGGAGGTGTGAGTTTTGAGCAGTGTTTGGTGCGCGGAGCATGCATGTACACGACCAAGTCCCATTTACGAAGAACGGCTGAAGCAGTCACAAAAATGGATTAGCGTCAAGGAGCGGTTGCCGAAGATCGGTGATAAAGTGTTGGTTATAAGTCGGCTAGGAAATCAATCGGTGGCTACGTTCGATGGAGATGCGTTCGTTGACCATCATGGTATCGGTGCTGTGATCAAATATTTCACACACTGGATGCCGTTACCGGAGCCGCCGGGAGCTGATAAACGATGAGTGTTGAAAAAGTCCATCACTGTGTTGACTGCGGCGGACCGATCCTCTGCTATCTCTGCAAAGAGCGACCTGAGCGGTACATCATGGCGAACAGGAAAACCGACAAGAGATTGCTTGTATGCGTGAGCTGTTATCAGCAGGTTTGGGGGCCTGAGTTGCCGGGGGTGAGAGATTGACGACAGCGGTAAAACAGCTTGAAACCAAAATCAGGCGGGACGTATTCCGGCACGTCGAGGCGGAGCTGTATGCGTATCCTTACCGCAGGAAAGAGATAGACAGGCTCCGAGAGGAAATTCTGTACCCTTGGAAGCCGGAAGACGAGCAGAACGTCAAAAACATGGGCAACAAGATCGGCGATCCGACAGCCAAAAAGGCGATTGCGCTGACCAGCCATGCGAAATTGGTGTACCTTGAACAAGTGGTAAGCGCGATTGAGGAAGTTTATAACCGGCTACCAGAGCCGAAACGTGAATTCGTCCGACTGAAATATTGGACGCATCCGCAGCGGTTGACCACTGTTGGAATTTGCCAGGAGCTCGGGATCAGCGATCGGACGTACAGCCGGTGGAGAAGCCAGATTGTTTCCGACATTGCGGAAATTCTCGGGTGGAAATGAAATTGGCGGATATGTGGCGGATTTTGAACGTCTGTCCAGTGTAAAATGGTATCGTCGAAGCAGTGTGACATACGACGGAGCCCTGACCAATCGGTCCAGGGCTCTTTTCGTCCAGCCGCCTCGCTGGGTGGGGTGCAGCGCCCACTCCTCCTCCGCCGGGACCGGACCGGTGCGGGGCGGCTGTCCGGGGTATGATAAAAGAAAGCGGCCCATCAGGACCGCTTTTCTGC